ATAAAAAAGGAGGCCGAAAATAATGCAGACTGTAGCAGAAATCGTAGATGGTCTAAAAAAAGGAATGGCTTTAGATTTGAATATTCCTGATCATTTAAATTTTGTCAGATATATGTATCAATGTTTTGAGTCTGATTTACATAAATATCAAAAAATGTATGACTATTATAAAGGCAATACAGATGCTATGGCCGATTACAAAACAATTACACAAAGGTCAAATTTAAAAGTAAATACTAATTTTTTTAAAAAATTTGTAAAGGAAGAGGTTTCTTATACTGTAGGAAATCCTATTACTTATGAAAGTAAAGAACAACCAGGTTTATTGGATGAATTAACATCAACTATGGCTTTATGGAATAAAAATCATGACAGTGACTTAATGAAATACATGGTTATATTTACAAAAGTATTTGAACTTTATCGATATGATGAAGAAGGTTTTAAAAGTGTTATTTCAACTCCTTTAACAGGATATGCATATCAAGATGAATATGACAATGTTTTGTTTTATATGGATGTAAAAGTAGAACACTTAGATGTAGATGTTTATCATATAGATGTTTATACAAAAAAATGTATTTATCATTTAGATAGAGAGTTTAATCAAGTTGAACCTCCAACAAACCATAGATTTGGTACAATACCTGTTTCAGTAGGAAAATTAACTGAAGAACTAACAGAAGATAGTTTATATAAAGACTTAAAAGGATTACAAGATGCTTATGAAACTAATTTATCTGACTTGGGTAATGAAATTTCAGACTTTAGAAACGCATATATGGTTATGACAGATTGTGAATTTGAAGATGAAAAAATAGTTGTTGATGAAGAAACCGGAAAAGAAACGAAAATAGATCCAATTTTAGAAATGAAGAAAAAAGGCATCTTAATGGTAGGTAAAGAAGGTAAAATTCAATGGTTAATTAAGCAAATTAACGATACTTTTGTACAAAATACGCTAGACAGATATAAAGATGATATGTATCAAATAAGTTGTCATATAAATCACAACGAAAGATTACAATCAAATTTAAGCGGAATTACACTTAGAAGTAGATTAATAGCACTGGAAAATAAATGTGCACTTCAAATAAATGCTCACTCAAATATAGTTACAAATAGATTGAAATTTTGGTGCAATTATATAAATTACTTCAAAGCAAAGAATTTTGATTGGAAAAAAATAAAAATTATTTATACTGCAAATATCCCTCAAGATGATTTAGCTACAGCTCAAATGCTTAGTCAAGTTCCTCCTGGAGTTATTTCCAAGAGAACAGCATCAAGTAGATTTGGATTTATAGTAGATTTAGATGCTGAACAAAGACAAATTGCAAGAGAATATGAAGAAGAAATGAAGAGGGAAGATGAAAGTTTAGGTGAATTGTATGGCGATAAACACCAACACACAGAAGCAAACATCGAAGAATAGAAGTGTTGAAGAAACTAAAAGTTTCATGGAAAAAGCATATAATCAGGCCGAACAGGAACTTGAAAAATATCTTAAAAAGATGAATAAAACAGATAAGCAGATTAGAGAGTTGATGGAAACTGCTAATTTTGCTTACCAAATAGAAAAGACATCAAAAGATTACAAAAGCGCTGAAAGATTTCTTGTTATAGCAGTTCTATCAATGCTTAATAACGAAGATGAATGGCTTGAAGATTTAATAGATAACTTCTTTGATGAAATGTTTGAAGAAATTGTAGAGTATTTTGGATATTTTGTAGACAATGAAGAAAAACAGAAAATATTAAATAGAAAATACGAAGGTAAAACGTATAAGCAAAGAATACAAAGCAATATGGCTAAAATAAATAATCGAACTAAAAAAAGATTGAAAATAGCTTATAACAAGAAGAATTTATACAATATCGCATCATGGCTAACACCAAGACAAAAGATGAGTAGAAAAAGAGCAAGAGGAATATTGATATCTGAGCTTAGTAGAATAGCAAATGATATCTTTATTTATTGTAATAGAGATAAAAAATTTATGTATTGTTCAGTTTTAGAAGAAAGAACATGCAGTGATTGTGAAAGTATGCATGGTGTTACCTTAAGTGCTGAAGAAGCTTATGATTTAATACCACAGCATAACTTCTGTAAATGTTACTTTATAGTTATAAAATGATAGGAGAAATAAGATGAACTTTAAACAAGCATTAGAAGAAATGAAAAAAGGAATACCTATGAAACTACCTTCATGGGGTGGCTATTGGTGTTGGGACAATGAAAAAGAAACTATTATGATGCACTGTAGACCAAAAGATGCAGATGAAGGACAAGGTCCTATATTAGATATAAGAGAAACACAAAGAGTTGAATATACTCTAAGTAATATTTTATCTGATGAATGGGTAATTGCTAATAATGAAAATTGTACTTTATTAGGTGGAACTCCAACATTTAACTTCGGCGAAGCTATAAAATACTTAAAACGTGGATTAAAAGTATGTAGACAAGGTTGGAATGGTAAAAGAATGTATTTAGCTTACGTAAATCCTTATCAATACAAAGTAGATGGAGAAGTACATAAAGATAGTTTATTTTTATCACCTTGGATAGGTATGAAAACAGCAGATAATAAATTTGTTCCTTGGCTTGCCTCACAAACTGATATGTTAGCAGAAGATTGGATGTTTGCTGAATAAAGGGGAGGGATAAAATGTTACCAGCATATTGGAATAGAGAAAGTTTTTCTGATTATGTCAGAAGAATCCAAGGAATAAGTAAAAAGACTAAATGGAAAAGAAATAGAAGATAGGTTTACATAATTCAACCTTCTAAAATCAATTCTAAGGTACTTGTAAAAAGTCCTTTGATAGTTTATACATTTGGAAATAAATAGAAATTACATAAAGGATGATTAAATGGAAAAATTATTTAATTTTGTATCATTACCTTGTGATGCTATAGAAGTTAAAGCAATAAAAAGACCAAAACAGAAACCTTTAAAGAAACTAAAATTAAATGGTGCTACTTATTATTTATCTGAAGATGATGAAAATTATTATACTTTCATATATAAAAATTTCACTAAGGATAAAGCAAAAAGCCAAGTAGCAGCCAGTATATTCAACAAAGCAAAGTGTAAAAATACAGATTGGTTTGAGTTAGCTCAATTATACAACGATAAGATAAATGAGTATAATCACAAATCTTATGTGCATAGTCAATATATCACAGATACAATATTGACTGAAATATATAAATTAACAAGATAATAAAAGCCCGAGAGGGCTTATTTTTATGCTCCGAAACGAGGGTAAACTAAGTACTTTGGGGGCTAGTACTCCGAGGGACTAAATTCTTATTTAAATACTATGAGGGCTAGTACTTCATGGGGAAAGAGGTAAACAATGATAATCAAAAAAGATTTGTTAGAAAAATTAAACGATATAGATGAAACTGCCGATGTTACTGAAATTTTAAAAGGGATTGATGGAATAGCAGAAGTTAAAGAAATACCTTTTGATGTTAACAAATTAACTGTTGAAGATTATAAAAATATCCTTGAAACAAATAAAGCAATACAAGGATATAACCAATCTCAATTAGACAGTGCAGTATCTAAAGGAGTTGAAAGTTTTAAAACTAAAAAGATGCCAGGAATTATAGAAAGTGAAATAAAAAAGGCAACTGCTCCAAAACACGAAACTCCTGAACAAAAGGCTCAAAGAGAACAAATGGAAGCTATGGAAACAAGACTTAAAGAAATGGAAGAAAAAAATGCTGCAACAGAAAAGAAAAATGCAGAGAATGAAGCTAAGTTAGCTCATGAAGGTAGAATCAAAGAAAGTCGTACTTATCTAGCAGAAATGAAATATCCAAAACAAGTCGAAAATTTCTTAGAGTTTGTAGTTGGTGAAGATATGGATATCAGTAAACAGAATATAGATAAATTAGCTAATGCATTTAGCGAATACGGACAAGAAGTCCTTAAAACTGATATGACAAATAATCCGTTTAATCCTAGTGGTGGGGGAAATGGAGATTCTGTTGATCCTGTTCAAGCTCAAGTAAATCAAATTTTAGGCTTGTCATAAAAATAAATTAATTAGGAGGTGTTTAGCATGGCTAACACAATATCATATGCTCAAATTTTACAAAATGCATTAGACAAACAAATGGTACATGAATCACTGACAGGCTGGATGGATGCCAATGCAGGTCAAGTTAAATATAACGGTGGTAAAGAAGTTAAAATACCTCAATTATCAATGGACGGACTTGCTAACTATGACAGACAAGCTGATAGTGGATATACTAAAGGATCTATCAAATACGAATACAAAACTTACACAATGACACAAGATAGAGGACGTAAATTCCAAATAGATTCTCAAGATGTTGATGAAACTAACTTTGTATTAACAGCAACAACAATCATGGGTGAATTTCAAAGAACTAAAGTTATACCTGAAGTAGATGCTTATAGATTAAGTAAATTAGCAACAACTGCTATGGGTGTAGCTAATGATGAAAATGTAGAATATGGATATACTGTAGCAAATTCAACTGTTATAGCTAAAATTAAAAAAGGTATAAAAACATTAAGAGAAAAATGTCATAATGGAACACTAGTTATTATGTGTAACTATGATACACAACTAGCTATAGAAGAAGCTGCATTAGGTAAATTAGCATCTGTATCTTTTTCTCAAGGTGGAATAAACACTAAAGTTCCAGCTATTGATGGATGCCCAATTATACCAGTTCCACAAAATAGATTATACAGTGCAATACAATTATATGATGGTTCGACTAGTGGTCAAACTACTGGCGGATACATTAAAGCAACTTCTGGATTAGATGTTAACTTTTTAATCATGCCTTTAGATTTACCTTTAGCAGTAACTAAACAAGATATCATGAGAATATTTGACCCTGAAACTAACCAAAGTGCAAATGCATGGGCTATGGACTACAGAAGATACCATGATTTATGGGTATTAGAAAGCAAAAAAGAGGGGGTATATGCTAATATAAAAGATGCAAAACCTACTCAATCTGAAAGTCGTTAGTTTGATTCTTTCATGTTTGAAATAAAAAAAGAAAATGTTCATAGAACAGTAGAAACCATAGAACAGGCAAAAAAATATATTGCTGAAGGTTATGAATTAGTTCAAAATATCGACAACTCAGAGGAAAAATCCGAAATAATAGATTTAGATTCTTTAAAATATAATGAGTTAAAGAATTTAGCTAAAGAAAAAAAAGTTAAAGGCTATACAACACTGACAAAATCAGATTTAGTTAAAATTTTAAAGGAGTTGTTTTAAATGGCTAACTTGAATTTTATATTACAAGAAAAGTTTCCTAACGAAAGCGAATCAAGTTTAGGCATTCATAAACAACTTGCTACTCAAAAGCTATTACTTTATTTTAAGAATAGACTTAATAGAACTATAACAGCTGAACAATTAGAAACAGAGTATCAACCTGCTCTGTTTCTTTTAATTTCTAATGCAGTTAATTATTCAAGTGTGAGAGGTGTCAAATCAATTTCTCAAGGTAATAAGAAGACTACGTTTGATGAAAGTATTAGTTCTAGCGGTGCTTATGATATAACTAACGAGATCAAGGAACTTTTACCTGTAGCTGTAGTTAAATTGAGAGGTTAGGTGGTAAATGTGTTTGGATATAACGAAGACAGTGCAACTTTATTCAATATATCTTTAGATGAAAATCGAAAACCCTTTTATTACCGAACTTATTTAACGGGTATAGATTGGCAACAAGCTACAGGAGTGAAATTTTTAAAGACAACCGGTTCATCTGCGGATATAGATAATAAAATATTAGTTTTTGTAAATTATGGGACTTATGAGGGTAAAACTTACATAGGTCCTAAAGAATTTAGTAAACTTGAAGATAAAAGTAATTATTATACATTCAACGAAGGAGAAGATATTCTCTTAAAAGGAATACATGACATTGAAATTACAAATTCTCAAGAGTTTAATGATATTCAAAAAAACTATGATGATGTAGTTAAAATCATCAATGTTACTAAGTGTGAATTAACAAAACACTTTGAACTAGGATGTGAGTAAAATGGCAACTTTAAAAGCAAAAGTTACTGTTAATATAGACTATGACAAAATTGTAAATCAAAGTAAATTAAATAGAGCGCAAAAACAACTCGTAAACCTAGTAAGAACAAAAGCTGACCCATACGTACCTTATTTATCAGGAGACTTAAAAAACACCGCTCAAGAAAACAAAAAAAGTATTGTATATGCTAGTTATCATGGGGGTACAAAGTCATATGCTGCTATTAACTACTATACTAACAGAGGTATGGGTAGAGAAGGTTTAAACCGTGGTGGTAAAAGAGGTAAACAATGGATAAATCGTATGTGGGTTAATGAAGGAGATGCAATAGTAAATGAAATTGCAAATACAATAGGAGGGAAAGCAAGTAAATGACACTTAATTTAAATGAAATAGAAAATAGAACTATTACAGATAAAATAATAGATTTTTTCTTAAAATGCCCTCTAATAGACGATAAATCTCCTATTTCTGCTGATTACATAGGTGATGAAATAGGCACTTACTCAGTAGATGGTTCGCCTTCGGAAACTATTTTAAAATCTTATATTGATGGTTCTACAGAAAGGCAATTAATTTTTGATTTTACTAGTAGAGAAAGTGTTGAAGCATATAACAACGAGAAAAACATCAGTTTTTATGAAAAATTAGCTGAATGGGTAGAAATGAAGAATAATGAAGGAATCTTACCGGAATTAAATTATCCATTAAAGGCGAAAGAAATAAAAGTATTGACTCATGGTTACGTTGAGCAAATGAGTGCAAATAAAGCAATTTATGTTATTCAAATGAAATTGGTTTACGAAAAAAGAGCAGAATAGGAGGTTTGATATTATGGCATTAATTAGAAAAGATGTTGCAGATTATTTAAACATCAGTACTAGCGAAGAGGAAGAATGGGTATTGCTAGGATATGGATTTGAAAGTTTAGATGAAGAACCTGGTGCACAAATTGATACAACTTGTTACATAAACGATGAAACTACATCTTCTTCTGTAACAAAATATGAAACAAAATTCCCTTATGTCTCTGAAATGATACCAGATGAAAAAGGAATTAAAAATTTATGGTCAACTGGTAGAAATCATGAAGTAGGAACAGCTGCAGAAAGAGATTTCGTTCGTGTAGATATGTATGATCCTGTCTCAGGAAGTGAAGGAACTTATCAAGCAAGAAAATTTAGAGTTTCAAATGAAGTTTCTAAATTCAGTGGTGACGGTGGGGAAAAATTAAAAGTCGAAGGTAGTTTAAATGCAAAAGGGAAAATTGTACAAGGAACTTTTAATGTTAAAACAAAGACTTTTACAGCAACTCAAGCAGCAACTCAAAGTAATACTGCTAAAGAAAATACTGTAAATTAATTAAAATTAGGGAGGTTAAAATATGAACGATTATACAAAATTTAATATATTAGGTGTGGAATTAGAATTTGATTTTTTAGATTTAGATGAAAAAGAATTTTTTGAATCAGTTTTTTCAGAAACAAACAAGAAAATATCAGAAGTAGCTAAAGATGATAAAGATTTTCCTATTGAAAGTGCTAGAAAATATTGTGAAAGCATAATTGGCTTGTTTGAAGAATTGTTCGGTGAGGAAAAAACTTACGATATTTTTTCAGGTAAATGCAATTTAATGAAATGTACCACAGCTATAAAAGAATTAACAAAAGCTAAATTAGAACAAGATAAAGCATTTGCAACAGAATTAAAATCTGTTACTACTATTTCTGAAGAAGTATTCGGAGAGGAAGAAATTTCTCTTAATAGGCAACAACGTAGAGCTATTGAAAGAAATAAGAAAAAATATAACTAATGAGTATAAGTATTTTAACCGATTTTTTACCTATTGAAGTTGAAATAGAAGGAGTGCGATATCCAATTAACTGGGATTTTCGCACTTCTATTTTATTTGAACAGTTAATGTTAAATAATAATATTAGTGAAAAAGAAAAATCAGATGAGGCTCTACAA